CCTTAATTTTTCCTCTCTCGTGTGTGCGTGCGTGAAGGGGGGTGAAAGGAGCGATTTGGTGGAAAATGAAAAAACATCTGAGCTTTTAATTTCAGATAAAGCAGTTAAACAGGAAATGAACAGACTTAAAAAGATTTTTAAAAAGCATTATCAAGAAATTGACGAAAACGGAAAATCTCATAACAGCGACAAAGGAGAATTGATTGAAAGGCTGATTTCCGAGGCGGCTTTCATTCGTTGCGTACTCTTAGAAGCCCAAAGGCTCATCAAATCCCAAGGCCTTGAAACCACAACGGTGAATGCCTCGCAGAAATTCCGCAAGGCAATTCCTGCCGTTACAATTTATTCTGACTATATGCGAACTTACACCTCTGTAATCAACACTTTGATTTCCTATATCCCCGAAAAATCAGAGAGAAAGCAGTCAAGACTTGAGGCGTTAATGCTTGGCAGTTAATTATATTCAAGAATATTACAATCGCATTTGTAGCGGAAAAATCGTAGCAGGAAAATGGATTAAAAAAGTTTATGCAATGGTTCTTGAAGGCATTGAAAAAGGCTTATGGTTTTACGATGAATCAAAAGCTGATAAGGCTGTAAAATTTATTGAAAATTTTGTGCATCACAGCAAAGGCCGCCACGATTTGTTGCACCTTGAGTTGTGGCAGAAAGCTATTGTAAGTTGTCTTTTTGGCATAGTCGATAATCTTAACAACAGGCAGTTTCATGAAACTTTGATCGTAGTAGCTCGCAAGAACGGTAAGACATTATTTGCAGCGGCAATTGCTGAATATATGGCATATGCTGACCGTGAATACGGAGCTGAAATTTACTGTCTTGCCCCAAAACTGGCTCAAGCAGACCTTGTATATAATGCTTTTTATCAGTCGGTTAAACTCGATGAAGAATTATCATCAGAAGAAATGACGAAAAAAAGAAAGAACGATATCTATGTCATTCCGATGAACACGACGATTTCAAAAGTCGCATTCAATTGCAAAAAGGCTGACGGATTCAATCCACATCTTACAGTTTGTGATGAACTTGCCGCTTGGCCGGGACAAGCAGGTTTGAAACAGTATGAGGTAATGAAATCAGCTCTCGGCTCACGAAAACAACCGCTTATTTTATCAATAACTACAGCCGGGTACATCAACGACGGAATCTACGACGAACTGTTCAAGCGCTCTACAAGATTTCTCAAAGGTAAACTTGGAGTAGGTGAAATGAGATTACTCCCATTTTTGTATGTGATTGACGATATACAAAAATGGGATGACATCAACGAACTGAAAAAATCAAATCCCAATCTTGGAATATCAGTTTCAGAAAGTTATTACCTTGAAGAAATTGTTGTGGCAAAAAATTCAACCTCGAAAAAGGCTGAGTTTATGTGTAAATATTGCAACATCCTGCAAAACAGTTCTATTGCTTGGCTTGCATATGAAGATGTTGCTCTTGCAGGTGGTGAACCTCTTAGGTTAGAAGATTTTCGTAAATGCTACGCTATCGCAGGTGTTGACCTGTCAAGAACAACTGACCTCACGGCGGCAACTGTTGTAATCTGCAAGAGTGGCCACTTCTACATTTTTACACAATTCTTTATGCCCGAGGACAGCTTCAAAAAAGCCTGTGAAAATGAGCCGGAAACAAAGTATGAAGTGCATAGAGCAAAAGGAAGAATTATCATCAGTGGCCAGCATTTTGTTGATTATCACGATGTGTTTAATTGGTTTGTAATGCTTCGCAAAGAATACAAAATAATGCCGTTAATGATTGGCTACGATAGATACTCAGCGCAGTATTTAATTCAGGACTTGGACGCATCAGGTTTCAAGGTTGATGATGTCTTTCAAGGTACAAACCTTTCACCAATTATGGATGAATTCGAGGGCTTGTTAAAAGAAGGTAAAATACATTTTGGCGACAATGAATTGCTAAAAAAACAGTTCCTTGATGTCGCTGTGAAAATTAACGATTCAGATGAACGAAAGAAACCGGTAAAAATTGAGAGCAGATTGCACATAGACGGACCTGTTAGCGTTTTTGATGCTTTTACGGTAAGAAGTAAGCATTATAAAACACTTGGCAAAATGTTAGAAAACAGAAAGGCGGGATAACTTGGGGATTTTTCAAAAACTTTTTAAACACTCGGCTAAAGCATTCCTGAATTTTTCCCACAGTGAAAGCGGAAATAATTATAACAGCCGTAGTGAGATTATCAACAGTATTGCAGATAGAATTGCGACACAAGTATCGAAACTGCAACCGCAGGTTATAAGAAATTCCGCAAACGGAACAGTAATCAAGAATGACAGTCTTGCTCGTTTGCTGTCAACCCGACCTTGTAAAGAGCTGAATACTACAGATTGGCTTTATAAGATAGCCTATCAATCGGTTATAAGCGGTGACGGTTTTGCTATTATTTGCTATAACGATGATTTCTCGGAAATTGAGGCTATTCGTCCTGTAATCTGTACAAATTATCGCATTTTTGAAGATGAAGGTATATTATTTTTTCGGTTTATCTGGTCGTATGACAGCAAGGAATATACAGTTCCCTATGATTGCGTTATTCACTTGAAAGACCGTCCGGGTAAAAAACGATTCCTCGGAAGTGATCCTGACGATGATTTAGCTACATCGGTAGATATGCTTGACACTACATATGACGGTATCAAAAACATTGTGAAAAATTCTGCTCACCTCAGGGGTTACTTGAAATTTAACAACTTCATTGATGAAGAAGATTTGAAAAACAAAATCAAAGAATGGCAAGAAGCTTATATGACCGCCGAGAATGAAGGTGGCATTGCGGGTCTTGGCTCGGAATTTGAATTCAAGGAATTAAATCAAACTCCAAAAAGTATTCCAACCACACAGCTTTCATTTTTCAAGACTAACATTTATGACTATTTCGGAGTATCTGAAAAAATCATTAGAGGCGAATATTCCGAAACTGAGTGGAATAACTTTTACGAATTGAAAATTGAACCCATAGCGATGAAGCTGTCACTTGAATTTACCTATAAGATATTCTCGGAGCGCGAAAGAGGGTTTGGAAATAAAATTGTTTTCGTTGCTAACAAATTACAGTATGCTACTACACAAACTAAGATGACCGTTATGCAAGAGTTGTTTGACCGTGGTTTTATTACTATCAATCAAGGTCTTGAGATGATGGATATGCCGAGCCTTGGCGAAGAAGGAGATATCAGAATGGTAAGCCTTAACTATGTTAAGACTGATGACCAGTCATTATATCAAACAGGAAAGGAGAACAATGATGCCCCAGATTAAAAATAACATTAACGAAATTTTTCACATTCGGAATGAAACTGAAACATCAGCGGATTTGTATTTTTACGGTGACATTGTGAGTGACCGTTGGAGCGCTTGGAGTGATGAGGACCAGTACCCGGAAGCCATTCAGCAGTTGCTCAAAGGTCAGGAAGGCAAAGACCTGAATATCTACATCAATTCAGGCGGTGGTGATGTTTTTGCCGGTATGGCAATCTATAACATCATTAAAAGACACACAGGCTTTAAAACCGTTTATGTTGACGGTCTTGCTGCATCCATTGCATCAGTTATTGCAATGGCAGGTGATAAATTGGTAATGCCTAAAAATGCGTTTCTGATGATACATAAACCGTGGTCTTTTGTTATCGGTAATGCAAACGATATGTTGAAAGAAATTGAATTGCTTAATGCCATTGAGCAGAGCATTGTCAATATTTACGCAGAACATCTTGCTGATAATGTTGACACCGAAACAATCGCAAAAATGGTTGATGCAGAAACTTGGCTCACCGGTGAACAGGCGGCTGAATATTTCAGCGTAGATGTTGCAGCGGAAAAACAGATTGCTGCTTGCACGAATGCTCAATTTGAAAATCAGCCCAAAAATCTTGTAGTCGTGACTACTGAAAGAAAGAAAAATCTTTCGGCAAAGTCATCAAAAATAAAATCGCTGTGTATCAGCGGAATTTTGAAGGGAGAATGATTAGTAATGACTATCAAAGAACTTAAAAACAGACTTAAAGAAATTGCTGTTGAAGCAAAGGCCGCTGAAACAAGCGGTGATGACGCAAAGCTCGACAAATTGATTGAAGAAGCAAACACAATCAATGATAAAATTGAGCGAGCACAGAAACTTGCTGAAATCACAAAAAATGCTACAGCGGCAGAGGAAAATGAAGGTGAACAGCAGGAATCTACACCTGAAAACCTCGCAGAAAAAAGGGGCAAAAAGCTCAAGAACGGCGAAACAGTAAGAATGAACAAGACGATTGTAACGCCAAAAGCGGCAATCAGTACAACAACAATTGCTATGCCACATCACACAGCGGAAGATGTCAGAGATACATTCAATGATGTTTCAAGCCTTATCGATGCGGTTAAGATCGTTCCTCTCGACGGTGGCGAAAGCTATCAGAGAGGTTTTGTAAAGTCATATGGTGAAGGCGACTACACAACAGAAGGTTCAGACGCGGCAACAGCAGAACCGACGTTTGATTATGTTGACATCAATAAGACCTACATTACTGCATATGCGGAAGAACCTAACGCAATTCGCAAACTTGCCCCGGCGGCTTATGATGCCGTAATCAGCAATTCTACATCAAGAGCCGTAAGAAAGAAGCTCTCAAAGCAGATTCTTGTAGGCTCAGGTGAAACCGGTTCAATTGTCGGTATTTTCAATGCACCTGCAAAGGTAATTGATCCTACCACAGATATGGAGGTAACCGCAATCACAGGAACCACCCTTGACGACATCATTTACTCATACGGTGGCGAAGAAGATGTTGAAGGTTTTTGCGGTCTTATTCTCAACAAAGCCGACCTCAAGGCTTTTGCAAAGCTCCGTACAGATGACGGCAAGAAGGTTTACGATATTCAGAACAACGGTAATTCCGGTACAATTGACGGTGTTCCGTTCATCATCAACTCAGCTTGTAAAGCTGTTTCGGCAACCGGAACAACCAAGGGCGAGTATTGTATGGCGTACGGTCCGTTCTTTAACTATGAACTTGCTGTTTTTTCTGACATGGATGTGTCAATCTCAACTGAGTACAAATTTAAATCAGGACAGATTGCACACAAGGCTGAAATGTATGTGGGCGGTAATACGGCATCATACAACGGTTTTGTTCGTGTGAAGAAAGGCTGATGATTAAATGTCATCAACAGACGATTTATTGACAATGGCTAAACTCAGAGTTCGTAAAATTAGTTCGGATGCCCTCGACGAGGACATCCGACAGCACATTGACTTTGTTTTAGCCGACTTAGAACGCATAGGAGTGCATCCAAGCTGGCTCAAAAAACCTGACGCACTTATAAAAGAGGCGGTACTTGTTTACTGTAAGGCGAATTACGCAAAAACAGTTGATGATAAACTGACAAACAGTTATAACATCATCTTGTCGAAAATCAAAGGCAGACTGAAATATAGCAAAGTGAGGGCAAACGATGAATAGTGAATGCATTGTTACCTTGGTTTCACTGAAATCGTGCGGAACGAACTATATCGGTGAACTTATTACCAAGGAAGTAAAAAGGCAGGTTTTCGCTGTTAAAAAGTCTGTGAATCAATCAGAATTTTTTCAGGCTGCAGCGGCAGGATTTAAACCCGACATTGTGCTTGACATAAGCGAGTTTGAGTACAACGGAGAAAACTTCTGCATTCTTGCAGGTCAGCGGTACAAAATATACCGCACTTTTTCGGCGAAAGATACAGAACGAATGGAGCTGTATTTAACTGACGTGGTAGGTGAAAACAATGTCACTACCTAAATCAGTTAAAATTGCCAAAAACGGTGTTGAGATAATCAGCAATGTTGACCGTATTCAATATACGCTCAAAGAGCTTGAGAGAGCCGCTCTTCGTGATGTTGGCAAGTTGGTATGTAAACGGACAAGGCAGAAAATAAAACGCAGGAAGGGGCGCTTAGCGAAAAACACGCAGTATTGGGTACGCTCAAAGCAAAAAATTCCTGACCTGCAAGTAGGCTTTAAACCGGGCGGTTTCTATGGACTGTACCAAGAGATTGGCACGAATAAATATCCAAAAATCGGAGCATTGAGCGATGCTGCCGAAAGCAATATCAAAGACATTATAAAGATTGAACAGCAATACCTCAGTGCCGTAGGTACAGAAGAGGCAGAACGAAAAATCAGTGAGGGGGAATACAGCGGTGAATAGCATTAAAAATTTATTAAATGCGGTTTTGTCGCAGTATGTCCCCTCATTTTTTATGGTTGGTGACGGCTTCCCGAGGCTTGTTTACGAACTGAAACAGCTTTACACCGACGAGCCGTACAAGAAATATCTTGTTACGCTTAATCTGTACGATAGGTTCACCACCGAGAAAATCGACAATATTGTGGATGAAATCTATTCGGATATTGCGAGAGCAACCTATACACAGGGTAAACGGCATTACAAGTTTTACAACAACGGCGACAGGCAGTATGTCGCCGAATCGGACAAAACAATAAATAGAATAATGGCAACCCTTGAATTGAGGGTTTATGAAAGAGAGGACGATTGAAATGGCAACAGTTAAGCCACGAAAGATTAAACCGTACAGCGGTTACAGCAATAAGACGGCTGACCGTATGTTACTTGACGCAGGTGCGTTTTTCGTAAATTACGATCCTGCTACGGACACATACGCAAGCGCAAAAAAGGCAGGCAAGTGCCTTGGTGTAACAATCAAAGGCGGTGAATTTTCGGCAAAGCCGACACTCAGACGGCTTGAATTTGACGGTGTAAAAACACGAACTAAAGGCGATACGGTAGTTGACGGTTGGGAGGTTTACATCAAGGCAACCCTTGCCGAGATGACCACACAAAATTTCATTTATGGTCTTGGAATTGCCGACAAAGGTACAGACGAAAAGGTCGTAGGCTACGATGTAATTACGGGTAGAGATGTTATTCTTGACAGTGACTACATTCAGAATATCACTTGGGTAGGTTGTCTCCTCGGAGAGGATAAGCCGTGCATTATTCAGGTGTTCAACGGCTTCAATGAGAACGGTCTTACACTTGCGATTGCCGACAAAGATAATGGCAAGGTAGAGGCTCAGTTCTATGGTAACCTTTCACCCGAAGTTTACGATTCAGAGGACGAAATCAAACCACCGTTTAAAATTTTTAGACCAACAGAAACAACGGAAGCAACGGAGGCATAATTATGAGAAAATTAAGCATTAAAGACGCATTTACTCTTGCTCGCATCATTAAGTCGGCAAACATCAAAGAGGAAATTGCAGACTTTGCAAATCGTATCGCTGTTAAAAAAAACAGCAAAGATGAAACAGTCAACACCGAAGCGGTCGGTCTTGAATTTGTGATTACTCTGTTAACTTCTTTGTCAAACAAAGAAACAGAACAGGAATTTTATTCATTGCTGGCCGATATCAGAGGCGACATTACGGCAGATGATGTAAGTAAATTAAGTATCCCCGAGGTTCTTGACAATGTAAAGGCAATCATCAGGGAAAACGATATTAAGAGTTTTTTTACCTCAGCCTTAGTCTTGAAGTAAGAACATATGGAATGCTCGTGCAGTATTGTTGTGGCAACACTGCCATACTGCACGAACTGTCTTTTTCTGAGGCTGTCGAAATTATCAAGAATGCTATAAATGACCGTAATGACGAATTGCTTTACAAAGCCTATATTTTGACTGTTGTGGGAAATTTCACAGGCTTGTCGTACATGGATTTTGTAAACAAGGCAACAGGCTCGACACGGCCTGATAACATTGCTGATACGGTCAATACGGAAGAAATTGAAAAAAAGATTGAAAACTATCTTGATAACTACAAGTGGGAGGAGGTGTAGCTAATGGCCGTCGAAATATTTAAATTGTTCGGTTCTATATTCGTAAATAACGATGAAGCAAACAAATCCATTGCAGAGACCGAGAAGAAAAGCAAGGGCGTTGCTTCAACACTCGGTAGCGGAATCAAAACAGCAGCTAAATGGGGAACTGCTCTGGTAGGTGGAGCAGCGGCAGGTGTAGGAGCATTGTCCGCTGTCGCAGAGAGCACCCGAGAATACCGAACAGAAATGGGAAAACTTGACACAGCTTTCACCACAAACAAATTTTCGGTGGCAGACGCAAAGCAAACATATTCCGACCTCTATGCTGTGGTTGGCGACAGCGGACAAGCAACAGAAGCCGCAAACCACCTTTCTTTGCTATGTAATTCCACCAAAGACTTGCAATCTTGGACGGAAATTTGCACAGGTGTTTACGGTCAGTTCGGCGATTCGCTCCCGATTGAAGGCTTGACCGAGGCGGCAAACGAAACAGCAAAAGTCGGGACTGTAACAGGTTCGCTTGCCGATGCGCTTAACTGGATGGGCGTGTCAGAAGATGAATTTAATGAAAAACTTGCTAAATGCTCATCAGAACAAGAAAGACAGCAGTTAATCACATCCACCCTCACATCGCTATATTCGGATGCCTCTGCTCAGTACAAGGAAACAAATGGCGATGTAATGGAATCTAACAGGGCTCATCAGCAGCTGTCTGATACAATGGCGCAAATCGGTGCTGTCGCTGAACCCGTGCTTAATTCGCTTATTGGTTTAGGCGGTAAGCTGCTTGAGCAGTTATCACCGATTATTGAAGGTGTAGTTGATAGCCTTGCACCTGCGCTCATTAACATCTGCGAAGAGGTCGCCCCGATAATAGTATCAATGCTTGAACAGATTATGCCATTGATTGAGGAATTGCTCCCGTTTATAGCTCAGCTTATGGAGCAGTTAGCACCTATCATTGTTCAGATTGTTGAACAGCTGTTTCCACCTTTACTGCAAATCATTCAGGATTTGCTCCCGTATTTTATGCAGCTAATAACGGCAATTATGCCGTTGTTTGGTACCCTTGTAGAGCTTTTAACGCCCGTTATTGAGATGCTTATTCAGCTCGCAAGCGTATTGCTCGACGGTCTTTTAGCGGCACTTACTCCGATTATAGAGGACTTAGCTACATTTTTGAATGATTTGCTTACACCTCTTATCCCGATTATCAGTGAGTTGTGCGATACAATTGTCGGCATTCTACAGCCTGTTTTTGAACAGCTATCACCTGTCATCTCAATGGTTTTTGATGCTCTTCGCCCGGTTCTTGACCTACTCGGTGAAATGCTTGAAACACTTATCCCTGCACTTGTTCCGGTGATTGAATGGTTGGCGCAAATCTTTTCGGAGGTTTTAGGCGGTGCAATTAAAAAAGTCAAAAAAATTCTTGAACCAATTTCGGGAATTTTTAACGGAATTGTAGATTTCGTAAAAGGTGTGTTTTCGGGAAACTGGGAACAAGCGTGGAACGGTGTTGTTAACATCTTCAAGAACGTATTTAACCTTTTACCTGCATTCGTTGAGAATGTAATCAACGGCATTATTTGGATTATTAACAAGCTCTTGGAAGGCGTAAACTGGGCAACATCAATGGTTGGCTGGGAAATAGATCCGATTCCGGAAGTAACCTTGCCTCGTTTTCGTGCCGGCATTGATTATGTACCGCACGATAAATTTGCCGCATATCTTGATGCCGGTGAGGCGGTTCTCACAGCTCAAGAGGCTGAGGAATACCGTCAATCAAAGCGTGAAGGCAGAGGCTCAGTCTTTGAAAACGATTCCACTAATATCATCAACAACATCAGTATTAATATTCCCTCTGTTGCAATTAATAACGACATGGATATTGACAGCTTCGTTGACGATATGAGCAATCGGCTCGCCGATGAAGTAACAAGGAGGCAGAAAGCGTATGCATAACTTTTATTTTGGAGGTAAATGGTTATCGTATTTCGGTGGCCGTATCACAAAAGCGCCACAGCACGAAATCCCCGTTAGAGATGTTTCAACGGTTGAAATCCCATGCAGAGACGGTGATGTTTTGCTCGACAACGGCAGATGGCAAAATGTTGAATTTGAGCGTGAAATCTGCTTTTTGCCGTATTTATCCGAACTGTCAGCAAAGCACCTTGCGAGGGCCGTAATTGAATGGCTGACCTTAAATCGTGGCTACCAAAAGTACAAGGATACTTATAACCCCGGATATTTCACCGAGGCTTACATATCAAATACTAACGATATTGTTCGTGAACTCCCAACATTACTTACAACAAAAATCAAATTCAACCGCAAGCCGTGGTGGTATTCAAAGCTTGGACAACGGACTATTGATTTTGAAGTTAATAAATCGGTTTCCTTGCACAATCCTGAACAATATGAATCCTTGCCTACTATCATCATAACTAACACGAATGTTAGTGGTGGTACTACAGCTATTGCTAAAGTTAGCATAAACGGCGAATCGTTCAATTTGAAATGCCCAGGCGGTTATGATTATGCCATGCTTGACGGCGAAACCATGCAGTATATAGCTTACAAATCAGACGGTACAACTAATTTTGTTGACGGCACTATACCTCCTAAATTAAAGGTCGGAGACAATCAAATTGTTGTAACGGCATATAAAAACGCACTGCTGTCAATAAGACCGAACTGGAGGAGATTATAAAAATGTTTCCTTTGTTGTATAAATCAGATTTTAAAACAATCAGCCCAAGTGGATTTAACCTGCTCGGACGGATTACGGAAATAATCAGCGGTAAAGTTACCGAGGAACGAAACGGTGATTATCTGCTCGAAATGGAACTATCAACAACGGACAGATGTGCTGATTTGCTCGACACTCAGTATTTCGTTAAAGCAAAACCAAACCCAACCGATGAACCGCAGTATTTTGAAATTTACGATTTGCAGTACAAAGACAAAAAATCAATTACGGTTAAAGCAAAGCACATCAAGCACAATTTGTACAACAACTTTTTGGTCGAAACTTCTAACCAAACTGATGTAGTGCACACTCCAAAGGAATGGTGGTATTTGCTTTGCACAGGGCGCCCTGAAGGGCTTCAAACGCAAATGACTTTGTGGGAGCATTATTTTGTTTTTTCGTCAGATATTACCACGAAATCATCTATGACGCTTGGATTTTGCACGCCTTGTACTCTTGGTGATTTTATGGGCGGAGCTGACGGCTCACTTGTTGATGTTTTCGGCGGTGAATATAAATACAACAACTTTAATGTATCGTTGCTAAAAAACCGTGGGGTGGTTACAGACTGCCATTTGCGCTGGGGCAGTAACATCAGCAGTCTTACGCAAACGCTTAATTCAGACGATATCTGTTCCCATGTTGCAGCGTATGCCACTTGCCATGATACATATAGCGACAAGAACGTCATCCTCTGCTCACAACCGCAAGAACTCAAAACCCATAAATCTAAGCTAACTAAGGTGAAAACGGTTGATGTTTCGGACGGAGGCTCGGTCTACATTGGCGATGAAACGGGTTACTGGAACTTCAATGCCCATACAGGTGAGAACAAAGATTTCTTGATTCAAAAGCTAAATATTCAAGCACAGGTTCTAAGAGGACAACTTGTAAATACAAACGGAGCGCCTACGCTTAATGTAAAGGTTGACTATCCGCCTACACTTAATGAAATGCTTGGACTGCATTTATGTGATACGGTGTATGTCGATACTGAAAACGATAGCTTGCAAGCAAAAATAATTAAAACAGACTATGATTTTGTGCTTGAACGGTGGAACAGTCTCGAACTCGGCACAGCGAAGTCAAAGTTATCTGATTATATAGTTAAATGAGGTGAAAAAATTTGAACATTAATCATACAAAAATGACACTCGAAATCAACAGCTGTAAGAATTACGAAATTTTAGAAGTCAGACAGGGCGATAAGGGCTCACGCATTATTGATTTTGCGTTCACCGTCAACGGCGAAACTGTTAACCTTGCCTCTACAATGTCAGCTAAAGTCAATGCTACGGTTGACGATGTAATCGTTGCGGACAGCGTTGCCGCAGTCGTTGACACCGAAAATAATGTAGTCACAGTTACGCTTACGGACGCAATGCTTGCTTTGTCAGGCATTTGCAAAATGGATATTGTGCTTACAGAAGGCGATGAAATCATAACCGCTGAAACCGTTTGCTTGCGTGTAGGGAAAAGCGTAATCAACGATGATAGCAAAGCCTTCCCGGGAGCAAGCTCTATTGCAGAAATCACAAAAGAAGTCGAAAATGCAAGAGGTAGTTCTAATTCGCTTGGAGCAAGGCTTGATAAAACAGACAAGAGTATTGCCCGAAAGCTCGATTCAATGCCGTTTGACAGCGAGCCAAAAAATAACAGCCCGTGTTATCTCACAAGTGGTACGGTTTACAATGCTCTGCTTGTTAAAGCCGATAAAACCGCCTTGGCGACTAAATACGATTCGTCAAATATTGAAAGTGGTACATCAACACTCACACCGTATTCAACCGTCACCGATAAAATCAAAAGTGCAAACTGTACATATAAGACGATTGGTGACATCGTAATCGTCAGTGCAACGGTCAAAATGAACGCAGTATCTCTTGGCGGCAATAGCATGTGTC